CCTCCCCGAAGGGAGGCCTTTGTACTTTATAAAGTACTAGATTACTTAGCGAGGTTGTGGAGTACGCCGTGAGCAGACGGAGTAATGAAGTTCTCCATATAAGCACCGTAACGGGCTTCGAGAACGTCTTCGTCAACTGTACGGAGGAACACAGTCTTGTCATCTTGGAACCACTCAGCTCCACCCGGACGGTGATAGCGGTGGATGAACTTGTCGTTCAGGAAGAAGATCTTGTCTTCTGGACAGAAACGGTCAACGAAGATACCGACTGAACCAGATGTTCCCATATACTCGATACCAGAGAAGCCCATGTGACCTTTAACATTCTTGTTAGGGAGGTTATAACGCTTCTGATCTTCAAGCTGAGCAAGGATCTTGCGGTACTGGTTGTAGTTACAGATGATCATGTTAGGAGCTTCGCCGAAAGATTGCTCAACCTGAAGCATAACATCGTTCATCATGTCTACAACGATACCAGAACCGAGAGCATCTACCTGAGTAGCTTGCCAACGACGCTGAACAGTAAGACCGTAGAGAGTTCCAGATGTCTTCATGAGAACACCAGAAAGACCCTGAGCTTCTGCGAGGTATGAACGCTGTGGAACAAGACCTGAAGTAGTTGGGAATGGAGCTGCGCCAGTAAGACCAGCGAGAACTGCAGATGTACCAACAAGGCTTACTGCGCGAGTAGCTTTGTTAACAGCAACGATAGTGAGAAGGTTTGCAGTAGAATCGCCACCTTCAGCAGCACCGCCGAGGTTGTCGCCAGCGTTGAGGCCAGTAACTACCTGAACAATAGACTTCTCTTCGAGGTTAGCGATATTCCAATCAGAAGCGCGCATAACAACGACATATGGAGAAGCAATTGTACCAAGACCAGATACGTTTGTAGCACCTGCACCGCGAGCAAGTACGCCAGATCCGTCACCGAAGAGGATACGGCTCATGTTACGCATATAGTCTTCAACAGTCTTCTTAATAGGGAATGCCAGATAAGTCTGGAATGCGCCTTTAGAAGAAGAAGCTGCTTTCAGACCTTCGCGGTCAACGAAAACGCGTGAGTAGTGCTTCTTAGCAGTGATAACAGCCTGTTCTACGAGAGAAGGGTTACCCTGTGGGAGAAGCTTAGCACCGTAACCGCCAGCGAATGAAAGCTGGGTTTCGATGTTCATCTGCTTACCAACGAAATCATTTGATTTCTTGATACGACCTTCGAGGACGTTTGCAGAGTTATACATATTCTGTGAACGGTTTTTGAAAAGTGTGAGGAACAATCCTGTTTGTTCCGAAATGCTGTATTCAGCCATAAAAATTCCCTTTTTTAGTTAATGTTAATTCCAATCATCAAAGGATTCGTATTTTTCCAAATCCTGTTTCAAAGGCTTTTTAGCAGGGGTTTTAGCCGTCTTGCTATAGACCTTTGTGTTGAGTTCCTTAACTTCCTCCTCTACTGAGAAGTTACGTTTAAGTACCTCTTGGATAGCTACCTTATCAAGTTGCCCATCCCTGAGCTTTCTAGACAATTCAGCTACTACGTCTCCGTACTTACCTTCGGAAATGTTTTCTTCATAAGGTGCAACTAGCTCCTTAACTACTGCAATATGTGGCTTCAAGCTTGCATAGTCCACAACTGCCTCGTAATCAAGCTCGTTTTCATCAAGCCCTGCAGCCTTATAAATCTCTTCCAGTTCCTCGGAAGCCTCAACAAACTGATCCTCAGACACATTATAAGTTTGGCGAAGTGAGTCAACTTTTTGGCGAACCTGATTAAAGGTTTGTTCCTCTTGTTCCCTCGCTTGACGCTTCTTACTGATACCCTCGTACAGCTCGTCTTTTTTCTTATGGAAATAAAGCTCTCGCTCTATTTCCGTCATATCAAGGAGCTTACCCAGTTCTTCTAGATTCGCTTCCATGACACGTCTATAAGCATTATATGGATCTTTCCCAGACATTTCAACTAAATACATCAGGGAATCTAAAGGATTGCCTTCCTTGTCTTCTAAAGGAGCCAGAGCATTCTTTAAATGAGTCGAAAGTACTTCTTTTTGCTTAGTAATATTTACCTTTTCGAACTCAAGAGCTTTTTTCTCTTTGCCGATTTCAGTAAACTTTTTATCCCATGCAGTTTTCCCGGCATAGTTATTAATAAGTTCCTGAGCCGTTACTTCCTGAGTTTCCCCGTCAACTTTGACCTTAAAAGTAGCATCTGAGTCAATGTTGAACAGTTCATCGCCCATCCGAATACGGAGCTTTTTACTGTCCTTTTTGTCTTTATCTTCTTTTGGCTTTTCTTCTTCCTTCTCATCCTCTTTGGCTACCTTTTCCTCTTCCTCTTCGCCTTCTTCCTCAACTTCTTCTTCGTCTTCTTCTTTTGCTTGTTTTTTGTCGTCTTTAATTACTTTGCCATCGGCATCTGCCTGAGAATCTTTAATTACTTTAAGATCTTCAGATACTTTTTCGCCTTCTGGTTCTGGCTTAGACCAATCGTCATCGGCAGAATCTGCCTCCTCTGCGATTGTTTCCATGTCATCAAAAGTTTCAAATGTAGATTCATTTGAAGTTTCTTCCGCTGAAAATTCCATTACATTTCTCCCTGTTGTTTAATTTCTTGATCAATTTGCTTCATTGCGTTAGGTGTTTCAATTGAAGATTGACCGGGTTGTTGCATATTTTGAGCTAGAGCTGGGTTCATCGGCGGGGCCATAACAGGAGGAGTAAACACCATAGGATACTTGGTGAACATACTCATCTCCATCTGGAACGCAGGGTTTTTAACTGACTTCTCATAGCACAGCATTTCGATTGCTGCGATGTAGTCCATAATTGCCTGTTTTGTTTCCGGGCGAATGATAAATTTATATTCCGGAGACTCTACGAAACGAGAGAATACTCCATAGAATTCTACCAGACCGTCTGTCATCTCTGGAGCAGGAGCTTCCTCGCCATTGAGAATCATATCCAGACACTGACGAGCAGTATCGATAGAATATGTGACCTCATCCTGAAATGCTTCGACTAGGTTGAGTCCTAGGATCTTAATCATCTCTTTCTTACCAAACACTGGGTCTTTTTGGTTTGCAGTATTTAGATCTACGATATCCGCCATACGCCCCGCCCGACTTGAAGACAGTGCTGAGTCGTTTTCAATACGAATATCGTAGATGAGATTGAAGTCAAATTTCTTAAATGACTTCATGAGATAGCTGTTGTTATCTCCGAGGATACGAGACATACGTCCGTCATCCGCTGAGTAATACTGCGCCATACGAAGTACAGTCTTGCGATAAAGATCGAGTACCCGCTGCTTTCTGTTATTAGATGTAACAGACATTGCTTGGAACTGCTGATCTTCTAGGAGTCTCATTGCTTGAGCTGCTGTAACACCCTGAGGTACGTTACCACGAGAGATATCAAAAAGACGTGCAATCTTACCCGCGCGCGTAGAGATTAGATTTGAAAGCTCTAGTTCGTTTCTGTTGATGTAGTTTGGCTGAAGGACTTGAGGAGGAGTGCCGCCACGATACGAGATAGATCCGAAGTCATTGTTAAGTGACTGCTTGTCTACTGAGCCTTCAGGGAATACATACTTTGGTGCATTGAGTACGCCATGGTTGCGAGCAATGCCTGACCATAGGCTGTTGTTCATGCGGTAGAACTGCTCGATGTTTACGATAAACGGACGACCCCAGAACTCATCGAAGATTTCGATATCTTTGTCCTCGATGAATGGAAGTTCCTTGTCCGAGTATGGAAAGTCTTCCCATTCAAGGATAAGATCTTCGCAATAAGTTATTTTACATCCTTCCGGGAAGAATTTGGTTGGTTTGTGCCAAAACGTGCGCAGCATGACCATATTGTCTGGGACGGAGAGATCGGAAGCAGACATATCCCACATAACGTGGGCGTTTTCTTTGATTCTCCCTTTTGCTTTTGGATACATTGCTTCGACTTCTTCTTTGAATTTCCATTCAATGACTTCGACATAATCACAATCCTTGATGCATTTCTTAGTTTCTTCTGGGAAGAAATGATACGGAAGCAAAGGTTTAATTTCTACGTCACCTAGACGCATCTCCTCATCCGTGAGGTACTTGCCTTCGATGACGATACCTTGTTCATCGGTCTTAGGTACTTTGCCGCCGTATTGTTTTTTCTTGGCTTCGTATTTAGGATTCAATGGCCCAATATCGGGATTCCAGCAAACCTCAGCAATAGTATGCCCCATGAGGAACATAATACGATCCATTCTGCTTACGATACGGTCAAATTTCATTTCTTCCATACGCGATTGACAGAGGATCTTACACGCCTTGGCGTTGTTGATATCGTCCTGATCGAAATACGATTGAGGAAGAAATGCTACCTTAGCTGTAGACTTAGAGATCTCTGCTACCTTCTGGTCAACAAGATCCCAGACAAGATTGTCACGAAGCTTAGGCTTTTTAGACGAACCCGGAACATATCGCGTATTAGTCTTAGTCAAACCATCGCCATGCTCTTCCGCTACGTTCTTATACATCTGAAGATAACGGCGATACATAATGAATCGCTGAAAACTTCCTTCGTAGACTTTACGGAAGCGTTTGTTCAGCCATTCTCTAGTCCCTTCTTCTGTTTTATCTTCGCGGAACTGAAAGGGAACCACTTCTTCTGTGGATTTTAAATTATCAAAATCTTCAAATGTCTCAAACATAGAACATCCCTGTTAAAAATTATTTGTTTCTAGGATTTCGCTTAGAGGATCAACGTCTTGTTTCTTTTTGCCCTTACGCTGCAGTGCCAGTGCTTCTTCGAGGACTTTGTCGTCGTCACCGTCGAGAATTTTCTTCTCTTCTTCTGATTCTTTGAACGGATCAAAAGTTTCCAGCGGCTTCCATTCAATCTTATGTGTAGACCACTTCTGGGCAAGCACAATTACGATTGCCGCAATAGATACAAGCAATGACACCAAAGAAAAGGCGATTGCAAACATACTAATCATAGAACTCATCAGTAATCTCCTCATCAAAATCAATAGGCATCTCTATTATTTCTTCGTCCTGCAAATAGTCTATGGCAGTCCATTCTCTTTTGTCATCCGGTCTTTGATGACGATCTCTTGGGACTGTGGATAGGTAAGCAGCATTGAACATATACCTTACTGCGTCAATTGCATGGTCATTGATCTTGGGGATCTTGCCATTCTCGTCTGTTGCGTAGGTAGACATCTCGCTGATAAGACCTTTGCATCGATCTGAGATGACAAACAAGTCTTCAAGCAAGAAGTCTTTAATGGCACTGAGCTTTTCTTCTTTCTTATTGATATCTTTCGTACACGGCATGATAGCGCGACGATATTCGGACATTACTTCGTTCTGAAACCATGTAGCTGCGTAATCATAGGACTCATGCCAATCTGCTCTGGGCATAAGTTCCTGCATTTTCTTCATGGCAAGAGGATAAATTTTCCTAGTAGACATTTCCATCTTACGCTTTTCGTAGATTTCGTCGAGGATGACTACTTTTTTAGAATATCTATTAACAGCGGCAAAGACAGCAGCAAAACAAGTAGCAGAACCGGGATCATATGTAACATAGTACTGCCAATCCCGCCACGAGCTGTAGACTTCGTTAAAGAGTGTCGAATGTTTCTTAACATGGCGGGATTCTCCGATAAAGTCTCCGCGTTCGTCGTATCTTGGTATCTCGAGCATAGGAAAGATGGCATTTGCACCGCCGGGTACGATCTCTGCCTCGATCTCTCTCATGTACTTTGCCCATTCGCCTTTGTTTATGGCGGCGATGCGCTCGAGTTCTAGTTCTTCTTTGTCTATATACGGATTAGTATGCGTGGGCCGCTTAAAATAAGCACCTCGGGGATCAAGCTTAAACTCTTCCTCCGTCCTAACAAAAAAATGATCGAATAATTCAGGCGGAGTCCCAACGATAAGGAGCGGAGCTTTCTTCGCGAGCAAGTTATCCGAGAATCCTTGGTGGAATCTATAGTCGTGATCTTTAAACTCATCATATACTGCTCCGTCTGGGTTAAGACCACGACCCGCCTCGTAGTTATCTGAACCCACTAGCTTAATAAATGAACCATTCTTGAATACCACACGCTTATCTGTCTCATGAAAGTCAGCGATGTACTTATCGCGGTGTTCTCCCAAGAAGTTCTGGAGTCGCCCCGGCTTCCAGATAAGTTCCGACGCTTGGTTATAGAAAGGTGCGATGTAATAGAACTGGGAATTCGGATGTGTCAGTGCCCATCGGTACAAAACGTACAAAGACATCTCGGTCTTACCCCATTTACGTCC